GTACTGCGATATGAGCATAGTGCGTTGAAAACGAAGCGTAAAATGAAGCGCGTCGCACGTAGCGCAAAGAAACCCTCACTGCGCCCTCGAGTGCACACCGCTGAGCAGCGAGCTAGAATGAACGCGGCGCGACGTAAGGCGTACAAGCGTCTCAGCAATCGTCGAAGCCCTAATACTTCGCCGCGGATACAGCAGTTGCCCGATGGCACGCGCATCGTCACACCTCCAATACGGGTCGGAAAGAAGGAACACGTTATCCTTAACGCCAAAACGGCGACGAAGGGCACGATCTGGGAGGAATTGCTCGATTTTCCTCCGCTTCTTCCACTCAAACCAGGCCTCCCTTTGCCGCAACCCTGGGACCTGTCGACGCCGGACTGGGAGCGGCGCCTAAAGGCGCGGCGCTCGCTCATCCCGAATTTGCCGATCGACCTCGACATGGGGAATCGGGCCGTAAGGGTGTTCAGCGAACTGCGCCTGGCCGACGTGCCAGGTACCCCCACCATGGGAGAGGCCGGGGGCGAGTGGTTCAACGACATCGTGCGCGTCCTGTTCGGCTCGCTCGACAAGCGAACCCAGCAACGGATGATCCGCGAACTGTTCCTATTGGTGCCGAAGAAGAACTCGAAGACGACGAACGGCGCGCTACTGATGCTAACGGCGATGCTGCTGAATCGTCGCCCTAACGGGACCATGATCATGACGGCGCCCGTGCACGACGTGGCACAACTGGCCTTCGACGCCGCCGCCGGGGCGATCCACCTCGATCCCGTGCTATCGAAACTCTTCCACGTTCGCGAACACGTCAAGACGATCGTGCACCGGCTCAACGGCACCGAACTGCAGATCATGACCTTCGATCCCTCGGTGCTGACGGGTCAGAAACCCCTGGCTGTGCTAATCGATGAACTGCATGTGGTGTCGCGCATGTCGAAGGCGCCGTCGGCGATCCGCCAGCTGCGCGGCGGCATGCTCCCGTTCCCCGAAGCATTTATGGCATTTATTACGACCCAGTCCGAGGACCCGCCCGTCGGGGTGTTCAAAATCGAACTGCAAAAGGCGCGTGATATTCGTGACGGTAAACAGGCAGGCGTCATGCTGCCTATCATGTACGAATTCCCAGAGGCCATGCAGCGGAGTCGAGATTCTTGGGCTAATCAGCGCAATTGGGACATGATCACTCCCAATGCAGGTCGCTCAATCAGCATTCCGCGCCTAGTCGAGGACTTTGCGACGGCAAGTGCTACCGGGGACGCGGAGCTGAGAGCGTGGGCCAGCCAACACCTCAACGTTGAGATCGGCATCGCGCTGCGCTCCGATAACTGGATCGGGGCTGATTTCTGGACTCGACAACCTGGATCAAAAGCCATGACCTTGGACCACCTTTTGACGCACAGCGAAGTCGTTACTGTCGGGATCGACGGTGGTGGCATGCAAGATATGCTCGGCATGGCCGTGGTCGGTCGCGACGTCGAGTCAGGCGCGTGGCTTCACTGGGCGCACGCGTGGATTCATCCCATCGTACTGGAGCGGCGCAAGGCCGCGGCCCAAGCGTTCGGCGACTTCGAACGAGACGGCGATTTGACGATTGTCGCCAATCCAGGAGAGGACGTGACTCAGGTGGCCGACTACGTCGAACGGATTGAAACCGCCGGACTGCTGGATCGCGTAGGCGTTGATCAGGCGGGAATCGGTGGTATCGTCGACGCGATCGTGGACAAGGGGATCGAATTCGAACGCGTTGTCGGAATTTCTCAAGGCTGGAAACTAGTGGGCGCCATCAAGACCACGGAGCGAAAACTGGCCGAGGGAGCGCTTCATCACGGCAACTCGCGCATGATGGCGTGGTGTGTCGGTAACGCGGTGGTCGAGCCTCGAGGCAACGCAATCATCATTACGAAGCAGAGTTCTGGGGATTCGAAGATCGACCCGCTCATGGCGACCTTCAACGCCGTGGCGCTTATGGCGATGAACCCAAAACCGCAAAAGAAAGCGTACGAAGTTCTATTCATGTGATGATAATTGCAACAGACAATAAGTTTGCTCTTGCCGTGTTGAAGGCTCTGGGCTTGGAGGGACGCTTTGTGAGACGGCTCGTGATTGATTTTAAGGTTGGCGAGGCGGTGGTGGTTACTGCGACGATGTATGCCGAAAATTCGATTGACACAGTTGTCGAGCAATTTACTCTTTCCGCCAAAGCGGTCAGCGAAGAGGTTGAATCCGGTGCATGAGTACTTTCGCCATTCTTGCTACGGGGCCCTCGATGAATTCGGAGGTCGCCGAGTACGTGCGAGGGAAGTGCCGTGTGATCGCGGTGTCGGACGCCTACCGGCTCGCGCCCTGGGCCGATGCGCTCGTGTCGAACGACTCGAAGTGGTGGCGCGTGCATCCCGAGGCGTTGAAGTTCAAGGGACGGAAGTTTTGCGGGATGGGATACCCCGGGTGCGAGCGTATCAAGTACGAGGGCCGCTTCACGATTGGGCTCAACTCCGGGCTCCAAGCGATGCGGGTCGCCGTAAAACTTGGGGCGTCGCGGCTCTTGTTGCTTGGGTTCGATATGCACGCGACTGGGGGCGCGCATTTTTTTGGCGAGCATCCGGCGCCGCTCCAGAACACGAAGCCGGGGAGATTCAATATCCACATCCATCAGTTCGACAAGTGGGAAGCGGATCAGGCAGTCAACGTCATAAATTGCACCCCGGGCTCCGCACTGCTCCGCTTTCCGCTTGGAGACGTTCGTGAACTTCTGGGTGCTTGACGAGCGCAACGTCTGGTACGCCGCGGCGCTCGCGGCGGCTTTCCGCTTCGGGTATCGAGGCAAGCGCATCTTCAGCGGTGCGGAAGTCGAGGGCGAGGGCGTTGGCTTTATCCGCCCGCACGCCGACCCGGTGGCGTTGCGCCGTAACCAGCGCGACTTCTCCCTCATGGCGGAGCGGTTGCTCATGGTTCAGGACGCCGCGATGGTCGAGACGTATGAGAGCAAGAGCGAACAATTCCGGCGCTGGGGCGCGTGGATGCCGCTTACTGTGAGGATTACCGCGCTTGATGCGGCGCTGGAATTTCTCGCCGCCGCCCCGTACCCGCTGGTGTCGAAGGCGGACGTGGGGGCATCATCGGTCAATGTCCGCATTCTCAAGGATGCTACGGAAGCCGCGCGCCACGTTCACGAGGTCTTTGGCCCCGGGGTCATCGTCCATCATTGCGCGGGCGGCGGGGGCGGCGTGAATGCGAAGTCCGTGCAGCACGACTATGTGTTGCTCTCGGAGTTCATCCCCCACGAGATCACGTGGCGGGTAAACGCGATTGGGAATGCGCGCGCGGTGTTCATGCGGCACAATTACCCGGATCGCCCCGTGGCGCAGACCGGCAACACCGTGCCGGTGAAGGTGATGACCCCTCAGGTCGAGTCGCTGCTGGAGTATGCGGATGCGTTTTTCGCAGAGGTAGGCACCCGCTGGTGCGCGCTCGATATACTTTGGGACGCGGCGATTATGGAGTGGAGATTGCTGGAGTCCTCGCTCGCGTGGCCGTGGCCGTCGCCGGGCGATTGTAATGCGGCGACGCTGTTCCGCTCGCCCTACACTTGGATCGACATGTGGGATTGTATGTTCAGCGAAATTGAAAACGGAGCGTGGGCCTATAAACCTTCACCGCAAGGAGCGGCAGCATGAAGTGGTTCGGCTCCCGGGTATTTACGTTGTACGTCGCCGTCAACATGCTCGTGTGCGCGTTGTTGTTCTTCCCTTGGGCGCGCCCTCGGGAGACGGTGAGCGGGCTCATAGGTCGGTGGCGGTGGAATGAGCGTGGGTGGAAGCAGAATTTTGCGCGCCGTGCGAGCCGCGTTGTGAATAGTGTGTACTTCTGGGAACCCTCGCACTGCGACGTGACCCATGAGGTCGAACAGCAAGCCCATACCCTGCTCTACCCGCCCCGGGCGACGAATGGCAGCGGTGTCTCGAAAGCGGGGACCGCATAAATGCTCAGCATCGTCACCTGGAAGTGGGCCAAGCCCGGCTACCGCAGCTGGTTCCGGAGCGAGCACGTGAACATTATGCGTGCTATGGTCGAGCGCCATTACCCGGAACCGCACCGCGTCGTCTGCATCACGGACGATCCCGAGGGCATCGATGAACGGGTGATGACGGTGCCGCTGTGGGCGCTGCACGGCGACCTGCTCAACCCGACGTGGCCCGGGCCGGGGCCCAGTTGCTATCGGCGGCTGCGGGCCTTCTCCCCGGAGTTTGCGGAGATTGCGGGCGAGCGGTTCGTGTCGATTGACCTGGACGTGGTGATCACGGGGGATATGCGCCCGCTGTGGAATCGGGATGAGGACTTCATCATGTACGCCTCGAAGCACGCACATGGCGCGCTCAACGGGTCGATGTTCATGATGCGCACGGGCGCCCGTGCGCATGTGTGGGAGGACTTCGACCCCATCGATTCCCCGAAGCTGACGCACGCCGCGGGCCTTACGGGCTCGGACCAAGCGTGGATTGAGTACTGCCTCGGGCGCCGGAAGGAGGCGACGTGGACGGAAGCGGATGGCATCTACGCCTGGCGCCAAGACTGTAAGCAACGCCGCGCGGGCGCACTCCCTGAGGGGGCGCGGCTCGTTGTGTTCCACGGCAAGCCCGATCCCTGGGACCCTGTGGCCCGGGCGGCGTCGCCTTGGATAGCGGAACATTTTAGTTTGAGCGGCCCGACGAAAGCGCGGCGCCGGGTAGTAGTGGAATCAATCACAGTAGGAGCATGATCAATGAGCGCAACTGACGCATTTGAGAACAAACTTCTCACGCTTTATTTCAAGAACACCGCCGCCGCCAACGTCGGCGACGCCTCGGGCCTTCAGCCCTCAGGCACCGCGGGCAGTATCCACGTGTCGCTGCACACGGCGGACCCGGGCGACAGCGCAACGCTACAGACGGCGAGCGAATCGGCCTACACCAACTACGCCCGGCAGGCCGTGGCGCGTGGAGCGGGGTGGACGATTTCCGGCACCACGCAGTCGGCAAACGCTGGAGCCGTTACGTTCCCACAGTGTGGGGTGACCGGCTCCACGATCAGCCACACAGGGCTCGGTTATGCGCTCTCGGCGGGTGGGAGCCTGGACATGATTGGGACATCGGCGCTCGTCATCTCCCAGAACATCACGCCCTCCTTTGCGATTGGCGCCCTGGTGGTCACGCTCGACTGAGGACTTAACAATGACCATTATGAGAAAAACTCACGCCCGGGTCGATGTGGACGGTGAGCTGGTGACGCTGGAGTTGATGGGGCTGATGTTTAGTTTCGAGTTTGACCTGGCGTTGAAGATGGCTGTGGCGTTGCGCATCGAGGCACGCTACGCGAAGCGGTCTGTGCACGACGCCTCGTACACCATCCGGTTGCACGGGCGCCTTCACAACGCCACGCCTGAGCGCGTGGCCCCGGCGCGGTGGAGGGCGAAGATTCCCGCGGCGTTGAAGAACCGTGATATTGACATCCAGCAGACCGGGAGCACGGTGGCGTGGCGTATCGGGCCTCACACCTTGACGATCCCGTATGAGGATTGCTTCACGTTGGCGCAGTGGTTGACGGTCGCGGGACGAGCGGCGCGGGATGCGGCGGGGGAGAAGGAGGATTGGTTGAAGATTGCGAATGTAGGGGCGGCGGAAGCGCGCGAGCGGAATTTGAACTAAATGGCACAGCGACTCAAGACCCTCTGGTACGCAACGCAGATCGCGGCGGATGTGGCGGATGCGACGCAAACTGCTCTGACGCAAATTACGGTGTATGCCGAGAACTCCAGCCGCACGTTCCGCTCCTGTTTGGTGTGGGTGAACTTTTCGGGCATGTCCACAGTGACGGGCAACACTGTCACCGAGCACCGCGTCACGTGCAGCGTGAACGGCGCGGGAGCGACTACTTTCACGGAGACGGATGATCTGGCAAATACGGGTGAGAATGTTTGCGGGAGAATAGGCCCCGTAGACTTTACCGCGCACTTCGTTTCGAACTTCCCCGCCGCCAACTCCGCAACGCTCGACATTGGGGTGTACCTCGACATGAGCACCGGTACGGGGCTCACAAGCAATAACGTCAGCGCCATTATCGCCATTACCTATGAGTATGATGACTCGGCGGCGACGCAGTACGCGACGATGATCATTCCGATGGAGAGCAACACCGGAGCCCTGGCCACGTCGGAAACGGAACTTGGGACGAACCAAATACCGCAGCTCACGGGGAGCGGCGGGTTGTGCGAGAATGTAGCCTCTTTTACCGTTCTTCAGCAATTTTTCCTTTTGGAAGGTAACGTGGAAAGTGCCGGAGGGTCGGGCGCCGGGACGATGAACATTCGTATTGATAGCGGCACCACGCACACTTATTCTGCGGAGGTGCGTACACTTGCTTCGGACACTTACCACACCTATCTCCACGTAGAGTCCCCGAGCACGTCCGCGGTCCATGCGTTCAAGGCGTGGTGCACAACGACGGCATTGTTTAACATGATCATGCCTACGATGTATGTGACGTACTCGTTTGCGAAGTCTGGGACAACTAAATTTCTCAACAGCATCATGATCCCCTTTGATATTCCGTCCCCGATGGGCGGGACAACTTCAAGTGATGCGTCGCGTTTCTCCACTACATTTTTCTTGGAGGAGCCCGGCACCTTGACCCTCAAGCAATCCGCATACCGGGTTGGCTTTATGCCGGGGGCGGGGAACCTGGGTGGGTTGAACTCGCGCGCCGGGTCGCAGGCTTTCCGCGCCTACACCGCAACGGCGAGCGTGATTTGTGGGGGATCGAACTTTCAGCAGCGCATAGATTCCGGCGGAGCGCAAGGCGCGGGGATTACGATAGCGCGCGGCATCAACACGTTCAATGTGGACTGTTACCGCACGGACTCAACCGACTTGGGGTGGAATGTCAGCGGCCTGTTGATCCTGAATTACCTCAGTGACGTTTCGGCGCAAGGCCCTGCCGCGCACGCGCACACGGTCGCGTACCTGTGCGCGCCATGGGATGCGTTGTTAACAGTTACCCGTGTTGTCTCAACGGCAGCGGGGCAAACGCCGAATATACCGGAGTCAGATTATTGGATTACGGCCGCGGGGTTCCAGATTATCCATTGGGACGCGAACGCGACCACTGGGCTCAATTTCGATTTTGAGGTTGGCGCTGGTGAAGGGGAGGGCGATGGGTGGCGGAGTATGTACCGGGACATAGCAATCAAGGATTCTGAAATCTGTTGTCAGGTCATGTATTGCCGGGGAAGCGCGGAGTTCAAGCGGTGGCCGAGCGATTTTGATACCAACCGGCTTGATATCGAAACGCAGCGCCGGTCCCGATACTCGGCGGATGCGTCTGTGCGGTGCGGGATCGCGTGGTTGTTCACCTATCATACGATCACTTTCACGGTCGATGGGACGGTGAGCGGGAGCGCCGCCGGCACGGTGGACATCGATGTGTACCGGGAGAACGGCGCAGACGCGGACCATGTAGCGAGCACCTCTCGCTCGGGTAATGGTGCCTACAGCGTCACGGTGTATGACAATGTGTATGATCATTTTGCGGAAGCCTACGAGAGTGGCACGCTGATCGGGCGCTCGAATAACGCCAAGCCGAATGGGACTGCCTGATGAGTAGGTCATTCTCAGCCAATACCGATCATCTGGACGCCGCCACTGCGGTACGGGCGACGCGCCCGGTCACAATATCGGCGTGGGTAAAAGCGGGGAGCACAGACACAGGACATATTTTCAATATCGGCACCGCGGGATCATCTAACCATCGCATTAGCTTGAATTTTGCTGGTGGGGCGTTCCAAGCAATTATGAGGGACGCCAGCACCTCCTCGGGTCCTACTTCGTCGGGGACGCCGCTGATGGGGGTGTGGCAACTCTACACTGGCACTTTCACGAATGACACGGATCGCGCGGTCTTTTTGGCTGGAGCGAATAAAGCAACCAATTCTGCTGCGCGCACCCCAAGCGCATTCGATGCTACCCGTATATCAGGCAATCTTGCTGCTACCCCGGGCCTGCCCCTTTTGTCTGGTACTCTGGTGGCGCATGTCGCGGTTTGGGACATCGTGCTCTCAGATGCCGAGATTGCGGAGTTGGCCAAGAAAACACCCGACAAGGTCCAGCCCTCGCATCTGCTTGAGTACTGGCCTCTCACCGCCAACGCCTCCCCGGAGCCGAGCAACGGCACGCAAGCCACGAGCCTCACGGTCACGGGCACGAGTTACAGCACGGATAATCCGCAGTTAAATTTCGATATTCTCTTGTGGGATAATGGTTCCGGCGCCTTTGATATTTTCCTATCGGGCGCGATGAGTACCACCATCGCCCTAGTCGCCGGGTCTACGCTTACGCTCGCGGGCTCCGGGGCGTTGACGAGTACGATTGCTGATGTGATTGGGGTCACGCCGGGCATTAACGCTGTCGGGACGTTGACGAGTACGATTGCTGATGTGATTGGGGTCACGCCGAGCATCAATGGCGCTGCCCCGCTCAGCAGCACGATCCCCACCATTCTTGGTTCCACGCTTACGCTCGCGGGCGCCGGAGCGCTGACGAGTACGATTCCCACTGTTCTTGGTTCCACGCTTACGCTTGCGGGCGCTGGCGCGCTGACGAGTACGATCCCCACCATTCTTGGTTCCACGCTTACGCTCGCGGGCGCCGGAGCGCTGACGAGTACGATTCCCACTGTTCTTGGTTCCACGCTTACGCTTGCGGGCGCTGGCGCGCTGACGAGTACGATCCCCACCATTCTTGGTTCCACGCTTACGCTCGCGGGCGCCGGAGCGCTGACGAGTACGATTGCTGATGTGATTGGGGTCACGCCGAGCATCAAGGGCGCCGCCCCGCTCAGCAGCACGATCCCCGCCGTCATTGGATCCACGCTTACGCTTGCGGGCGCTGGCGCGCTGACGAGTACGGTTGGCCTGCTGACGGATTTTATATGTGATCTAACCGCTGTCGGGTCCGGCGCGCTTAATTGCGAAATCTCATTGCTCTGGGAGGCATCCCAAACCCTAAGTGGTGCGGGTGCGCTCTCTGTTTCCCCGGGTTTGACGCTTGCTGCGACCCTAGCAATAAACGGTGCAGCGCCGCTCACGGGCGCGGTGCCGCTTGTGCTTGGGATGTCGCCGATCCTACGCGGTGCGGGCGCGCTTTCTGCCGCATCGGCCTTTACGCTTGGAGGCGCCCCGACCCTAAACGGCGCGGGGGCGATGGCGAGTGCGGTCCCGCTTGCGCTCGCTGCGACCCCGACCCTAAACGGCGCCGGATCGTTTACGAGCACGGTCCCGCTCGTGCTCTCTGCGACCCCGACCATCAACGGCACGGCGCCGCTGATCGGTGTGATTCCTGTAACGCTCGCCTCAACGCCCGCGCTCCGGGGTGCGGGGGCATTGACCGGCGCGGTGGCGTTTGGGTTCGCGTCTGAAGGTGAACTGAAAGATAATCCGCTCACGCTTATCACGTGCGATGTTGCGATGGCCCTGGCGGCCGGTTGTTCGATTAACGGTGCTGCTCGATTTAACGCGACGATAAACAGCGCCATGGCTGCCGCCATTTCGCTTACGGGCGCAGGGTCGATGGCGAGTGTGGTGCCGCTGTATCTGGCGCCGCTCCCCGTGATCAATGGCGAAGCAGCCATGGCGGGTGCGGTGGCGATGCTCTTTAGGGTAAAAGCATTTCGGGCCATATTTGACCCCGACTATGTGGTACGGGCTCCGGCGCGCCGATTCCGGGCCACTATCCCGAGGCGTGTGTATCGGGTGACGCTTGCGGCGCGAAATTTCAGAGTGAGGAGGACGGGGACATGACCGAGCCAACCCAGCGATTCCCCGAGCGTGATGTGAGCGAGGAGCGGACGGTGAGTTTTGACTTTTCGCCGGACCTTGAGACGGGGGAGACGTTGGCGGGGACGCCGACGGCGGAAGTGGTGGATGTGAAGTTCGGCTCGCCCGTCGATCAATCAGAACTCATTGTGGCGGGGACGGCGTTGGATGATACCAAGAAAATTATTCTGGTGCCGACCGGGGTGGTGGACTCGGCGGGGGACTATGTGATCAAGGCGCATGCGGCCACTAGCACTGAAGGGAAAACATTGACACTGAAGGCAATACTGCCGGTTACGAAGTGAGGAGACGATTATGTTGAAGCGCGCATATTCCTTACTCGACATCAAGAGCATTGATGAAGAGTCACGGGTCATGGAGGGCATCGCTTCGACGCCGACCACGGACCGCATGAACGACATCGTGGAACCGATGGGCGCGGAGTTCGAGTTGCCGTTGCCCTTGCTGTGGCAGCATGACGCGCACCAGCCCATCGGGCACGTCACGGCCGCGAAGCCCAACAAGAACGGGATTCCCGTCACCTTCAAAATCCTGAAGGTCGATGAGCCTGGGAAACTGAAGGACCGGCTGGATGAGGCGTGGCAGTCGATCAAGCACAAACTGGTGCGTGGGCTGAGCATCGGGTTCGCGCCCATCGAGTACGCCTACATCAAGGAGACGTACGGCATTCACTTCACGAAGTGGAATTGGCTCGAATTGAGCGCAGTCACGATTCCAGCCAACGCTGAGGCCACAATACTTTCAATCAAAACCATCGACCGTCAGTTGCGGGCCGCGTCAGGCCCCGAGCAGCGACGGCCCGTGGTTCTGATCCTTCCTCCCGGCGTCGCGGGAAAGAAAACGGATGCGCAACCGCGCAGTCCGATCAAACTGTTGACCAACGGAGATGACGAATGAAGATCAGTGAGCAAATCAAGGCACTTGAGGCCACACGCGCCGCGAAAGCCGCACGTATGGAGGAGATTGCCACCAAGTCCATGACGGACGGGACCTCCATGACCACCGAGGATCAGGAGGAGTTCGACAACATCGATGCCGAAGTGAAGGCGCTGGATGCGGACCTCGTGCGCTTCCACAGGCTCGAAGGGCTGAGTGTGCAGAAAGGGCGCCGTGTTGAGGCGACGGATGGAGCGAGTGAGCAGCGCGCCACGGGCGCTCGCGGCCCGACGATCATCGTTGCGGACAAGAACAAGGACGATGTGTTCAAGGGCCAGTCCTTCACCCGCGTCGTGATCGCCAAGGCGCTTGCGAGTCTCGAAGGGGTTGCGCCGTCGCGGATCGCGCAGGCCCGTTGGGGCAAGACGAACCCCGCACTCGTGGAGTTCATCAAAGCCAACGAAGTGGCCGGTGGTGGCGAGGCGTCTGGGGAATGGGGTGCTGAGCTGGTGTCGATGGATGGCCGGTTCACCGGTGACTTCATCGAGTGGCTCAACGGCCTGACGGTGTATGACCGGCTGGCGCTGCGAGCGGTCCCTGCCAATGTCACGATCAAGGGCCAGGACGGCGCCGCGACGGGGTATTGGGTTGGGGAAGGCAAAGCCATCCCGGCGACCAAGGCGGACTTCAGCACGGTGAACCTCACCCCGTTGAAGGTTGCGGCTCTGGCCGTGATCAGCAACGAGCTGATCCGTGACTCCTCGCCCTCGGCGGAATCGCTGGTGCGGGATGCACTCGGGCAGGCCGCAGCGCAGCGGATCGACGGCACCTTCATCTCCGCTTCGGCGGCGAGTGGTGGTGTGTCGCCCGCGGGAATCCTGAACGGGTTGGTGGGTATCGCCTCCACGGGCAACGATGCGGATGCGGTGCGGGAAGGAATCCTGGCACTGTATGGCCCGTTCCTGACGGCGAAAAATGCGAGCGGGTTGACGCTCGTGATGAACCCGGCGCGCGCAAAGGCCATTTCACTGATGCGGAATGCGCTCGGGCAGCGGGAGTTCCCCGACCTCAACGCCAACGGTGGAACGCTGGAAGGCGATCCGGTGGTGACTGGGGACAACGTGAACGAGGCGCATGTGCTGCTGCTCAAGCCGAGTGACATCTACAAGATCGGCGATGGCGGCGTGCAGGTTTCGATCTCACGTGATGCGACCATCGAGATGGCCACGGACGGAACCGGCGATGTGCTGGCTCCCACCGGGCAGTCGAAGCAGCCGGTGTCGATGTTCCAGAGCGAGAGCACTGCCATCAAGATCGTGAGGGCCATGAATTTCGCCAAGCGCCGCGCGAGCGCCGTGGCGTACGTGGACGATGCCTCATGGGGTGACGCTGCGAGCTGAGTGAAGAGGTGAGTGTTGGCGGCTCCTCTGAAATATGGGGAGCCGCTTTTTGAAAGGAGAATGGCGATGCAGGTAACGGTCATAAGTAAGGCGCTCAAGTACGGGCGCCGCAATTATGAGGTCGGCGAATCGTTCGACATGCGAGCGCCGGATGCGAAGGCGCTGACGGCGATGCGGCGGGTGATTTCGGTGCCCGTGGTGGCGCCGCGGAGAGTATCGCGCGTGGCGGTGGAAGAGGAGGTTGTCGAGTCTCCTGTACCCGCACATCCGCGTGAGGCTTCGGGGAACGGGAAGGCCCGAGGCTACGATCACCCGGGGCTCGATGAGAGCGGGAAGCGGAAGTACAAGCGCCGGGACATGACGGCGGCGGAGTAAGCGATGAAACTCCTGGGACTTGACATTTCAATCCGTAGCGCCAAAGCCTTGGCGCTTCAATCCCTAGCAGCGATGGGGGACTGGGTGACGGTGTTTGATAGCGTCCCGGGCGCATGGCAAGCGGACTTCAAAGTGGACCGAGCCGTAGCGAGTCAGAACTGGGCCGTGTTCTCTTGCGCATCTCTGATCGCCAACGACATCTCGAAGCTGCCCGCTGCGGCGATGGTGTACAACTCGGTGAAGCAGATTTGGACCCCAACCCTACAGCGCCCCGTACTCCGGGCGCCCAATGCGTTTCAAACGCGGGTTGAGTTTTACCGGATGTGGGTCCTGTCGTTGATGCTTCACGGCAACACCTACATCCTCAAGGAGCGGGACTCATCGGGAAATATCGTTGCGTTGTACATCCTCGACCCGCACCGCGTGTGGCCCCTGGTGGCGGAGGACGGCGGGGTGTACTATGAATTGGCAGAGGACATATTGTCGGGAGTAGACGAAAAAATCATCGTTCCCGCCTACGAGATTATCCACGACCGCATCAACACGGTGTTTCATCCGATGATCGGTCTGTCGCCGATCTTTGCTTGTGGCGTCGCGGCGATGCAGGGCGCGGCTATCATGAACAATAGCGCCAGCTTCTTTCAGAACATGTCCCGCCCGAGCGGAGTCCTGACGGCGCCCGGGGCTATCTCGAAGGAAACGGCGGAGCGGGTAAAGGAGGCGTGGCAGACGAAGTTCAGTGGTAAGAATGCCGGACAGATTGCGGTCATGGGCGATGGGCTCAAATATGAAGCCATGACGGTTACGGCTGTTGACTCTCAGATGCTGGAGCAGTTGAAGTTCACGGGTGAGACGATCTGCGCCACGTTCCACGTTCCGTCTTACAAATTGGGACTGGGTCAAATGCCTACCGTGGCGAACGCCGGGATGCTCGATCAGCAGTACTATAACCAGTGCCTCCAATCCATTATCGAAAATATGGAACTTCACCTAACCGATGGATTGGAATTGAGTTTTCCGTTTGAGGTATGGTTTGATACAAAGCCCCTGCTGCGTATGGATCCGCAGACCCGCTTTGAGAGTCACAGTAAGTCGATTAATGGCGGGTGGATGGCGCCGAATGAGGCGCGACGGGAGGAGGACATGCCGCCGGTTGCGGGCGGGGAATCTCCGTATTTGCAACAGCAAAATTATTCGCTCGCAGCGCTGGCGAAGCGGGATGCGAAGGATGATCCGTTTGAATCCCCCGGTGCGAAACCTACTCCGCCGGCGGCGTCGGAGCCTGCCAGTGCGGCCGATGAAGCCGTGAGCGAGCAAGCAGCGTATGAAGCAGTGGTAAAATTACTGAGGATAGCAGCATGATAGACCCTCAAGAGAAAGCCACATTGCTTCGTGCGATTGTCCGTGGCGTCAAAGAGTACGTCGATTCGGCGCTGGCGGCGCTCGCGACCCGCATCGACTCGATCCCCGCCGGGAAGGACGGCGCCCCGGGTCGGGACGGGGTTGATGGGAAGGACGGCGCCCCGGGGAAGGATGGCGCGGAGGGGGATGCGGGCGCGCCCGGGAAGGACGGAGCGCCGGGCGGGATCGGTCCCCGGGGCGAAGTCGGCCCCGCGGGTAAAGACGGCGCGGAGGGGCGCCCCGGCGCTCCGGGGAAGGACGGCAAGGACGGCGCCCCAGGGCTCAACGGCAAGGACGGCGCCCCCGGGCGGGAAGGTAAAGACGGCGCCCCGGGGAAGGATGGCGCGGATGGGCGAGTGTTCACCATTGAGGAGGTTCATGCCTTCATGGACACCGCGCTTGCCAAGTGGGCGCTGGACTTCGAGCGCCGGGCGCAGGCGCTGCTTCAGAATGCGATTGATCGCGCCCCCAAGGCCAAGGACGGGAAGGACGGGAAGGATGGGCGGGATGGCGTTGACCTATCAACATTTGACGCGGTATTGGGCGAGGATGGGCGGACGTTGACTGTATCGTTGACAGCGGGGGAGACGCAATGGATAAAGAACGTTGTATGCCCATTCCCTGTGTGGCGTGGAGTCCATAAGGTTGATGAGCAGTACGTTCGCGGTGATCTTGTGACTTGGGGTGGGTCGATTTGGATTGCGACGCGCGACACCAAGGCGCGCCCCGAGACGGATGACAGTTGGAAGCTGGCTGTGAAGCGTGGGCGGGATGGCAAGGACGGGGAGAGAGGCCCGCAAGGTCCCCCCGGCGTTAGCAAGATCAAGGGAGAGCGCCCATGACCATGCTCGTGTCGCTTGCGGTTGCGAAGGCCCGGTTGAAATATGACGGGGCGGATGAGGACGATGATCTGGAGTTAGCGATCATGGGCGCCTCGGAAGCGGTGCTCACGTATCTGAATCTGACCGAGGAGGAGTATGAGGTTGCGTCTGATGGTGTGGCTGAAGAGGTCCCCGCCGTGATCGTGAATGCTGTGCTGGCGCTCGTGGGGATTTGGAAGCGCGACCCGTCAGGCGTGAAGATGACGGACTGGGAGATGGGATACCTGCCCGCCCCGGTGACGGCGATTCTGTACCCGCTGCGTGATCCCGCGGTAGGATGAGCCATGGATGCCGGGCAACTCGACCAACGCATAACGCTCCGGAAACGAGCGACCACGACCAATGAGTTGAACGAGGTCGTGGAGTCTTTCTTTGATCTGGCGACGGTTTGGGCGCGGGTGCTGCCGCTTTCGAGGCACGATCAATTTGTAGCGGATCAGACGGCGAATCTTTCAACGACTCGTTTCAATATCCGCTACCGCAGGGACTTTGATACAAGGGACCGGATCGTGCACGAGGGCAAGGAATACCAAGTGGAGGATGTGACGGAAATTGGGATGCACGATGGCCTTTCTATTCTGGGCACGGCCCGGGGGCCATGATGGCTGTCAAGCAAGTTGTTGAATGGCTGCTCGCGGATAGTGACATCGTTACCTATGTCGATACCCGGGTGCGCCCCGTGGTGTTGGCGGAGGATGATGTGATGCCTGCGATTTCGGTCCATACTCTTTCTGATGTCCCATTTAATACGCTGGAGGGGTCGGCGGGGTTGGATCTGGTTGCGGTGATCGTCAACTATTGGGCCCTTACTCATTCCGAAGCCCAGGCGCTCAAGAGCGCCGGGCGAGCGTGTCTTGAGGCGAGTGGCGTTGTCATGCTCGATGAAACCGAGGACTATGACAGCGCGGTTCGCCAATACCGTGTTTCACAGCAGTGGAACGTATTTGTCTGATGGGTTTTTAATCAAAGAGGGTTTATCATGGCGACTAAATCACAAGGTTCAATTCTGTCGGTTGAGACGGATCGTGCCGCTGCTAAGGTCATTACCAGCGCCACTGTTGCGAGTGATGGCGTGGTGGAGATACAGGCGGACAGCCACGGGTACTCAAACGGCGACATCGTGTTCATCGATGGCGTTGTGGGCGTGCCGGAAATCAATGGGCGTGTGTTCGTGGTGGCTAACATGGCCGCGGGCACCTTCGAGCTGAAGGGCGTGGATGGCACCAACTACTCCGCCGCGGGTACGGGCGGTAGCGCCTACAAGCTGACGATGACCGCGGTGGGCAAGGTTACGAATGTCAATGCGGCGGGCGGCGCCGCCAGCGACATCGACACGACGCACCTCCGTTCCGTTACGAAGGAGTCGCTGATTGGACTCGGGGATGAAGGCGATGCAACTTTTGATTTGGTCCTCGACAATGCGGACTCCGGCCAGGCCGCTCTGCGGTTGGCGCGTGAGGCGCAGTCCGTCAAGGGCTTCACCGTCAAGGACTCCGCGAACCTCGTGGCGTGCTTCCCGGGCGCCGTCAAGCAGTTCGGGTTCACGGCCGGAGCCAACGACATCTACAAGGCTTCAGTGTCCGTGAAGATCACGGCCGCCAAAGCCTGGTTCGCCTGATATGCTAACGCGCGATCAACTGCTAACGTCCCCGGTGCTGCCGGCGGAAAAAGTGCAGGTCCCAGAGTTGGGAGGTGAAGTGACGGTGCGCACGATGTCGGGTACGGAGCGGGATGCCTTTGAGGCATTCATTCGCGCCCGCTCCCAAATCGGTAAACTCGGGGAGAATTACCGCGCCGCACTGATTGTGTTCACGGTGGTCGATGAAAGCGGGGCACTGATGTTCACTGAAGCGGACATTGACCCGCTCGGTAAGCAATCGTGGCTTGCTCTGGATCGGATCGTGAAGGTGGCGGCGAGGCTCAACAGCATGGCAGACGATGATCTGAAGGAGGCGGAAAAAAATTGATTGCCCAACCGCAGCGGCGGTTCTATTTCTTCCTCGCTCGTGAGTTGGGCAAAACGGTGGATGAACTTTTACGTAGTCTGAGTTCGCGGGAGCTGACGGAGTGGGCTGCGTACTATAGGCTGGAGCGGGGAATGACGGAGAGTGAAGTGGATGCGGAGAGTAAATTGCACAATTTCTTCGGACGGGCCCCGTCATGAGTAAAGACATTCAAATCGCGTTTAACCACCAGGACCTCCACGCTGGGTTGAAGCTGTTCCAGGAGGATGCCGTGCGCATCGTGCGTGCCTCGGTGCGGCGGATCGGCGAGAGTAAGCAAAAGGACTTGGAGGCGTACCTGCCCGAGCGCACAGGGCGTATGAAACGCGCGCTGCACGTTCGCACGCGGTTCGTATCAGCGCGCACACTCGTGAAGTCCACCGTGTCGGTGGATACGGTCGGGAAAGCGGACAACCCTCGCAATGCTTTTTACTGGCGCTTCGTTGAGTTTGGGCACCTTACCCGTCCCTCCCGCAAAGAGGGCGGCGCCCCGCAACGGTTCATAGCGGGGAGCGGGGTGCTTCAGCGGCAATGGGCCGCGCTCCAGCAAACCGCTTCCATTCAATTCTTCACGGACCTCGCTCGCGCCCTCAATAAGCGGTACACCAAGGAGGCTCGCAAGGGCGGGACCTAACCATGGCACTGTTCAACGTACTGTTCGACATCGCGGCCCAGGACACCAGCTTCCACTCGTCCATAGACCGGATTGAGCGCCGCTTCCAGCATCTCTCCGGCGTGGTCCAACAGGTGGGCAGCGTCCTCGGCGTCGCGTTCACGGTCCGTGGGATTGAACAGTTCATCATGAATAACATCCGCGCTGCGGATGCGATGGAAAAGGCATCGGTCAAAGCGGGTGTTGCTGTTTCCGTATTCAGTCAACTCGACTACGCCGCGAAGCAATCAGGGATAAGCACGGAGGAGTTGTCGCTGGCGTTCAAAAATATGGAGGTCGCCGTATCGAAGGGTGACACCATCAAGGCATTTTCTGCCATAGGCATTAGCATCAAAGCGTTGCGGCAGTTGAAGCCCGAGGACCAGTTGGAAGCTATTGCGGAAGCCTTCGCCAACACCGAGGACCCCGCCACGCGAGCGCGAGCGGCGACGGAGTTGTTTGGACGGGCGGGGTTCAACATGATCCCGTTTCTGGAGAAAGGTGCCGCTGGGATTGCGGCGCTGCGGAAGGAAGCGGATGATTTAGGAATTACGCTGGACGAGTTCAGCGCCCACGCCGCCGTTCAAGCCGATGAGGCGTTTAAGAAGATGGAGGCCAGTGCGGCGTCGCTTGGTCGGCGCTTGGCGCTTATGGTGGCACCCGGGGTGACGAGATTTGCGGACTGGTTCCGAATTGCGATTGGGGGAGGGTCCCCGACTGAGGACATGGAAAAGTACCTCGGGCAACTCAACGCGCAGAAAAAGGGGATGGAGTCGGCGGCGCGTGGAAATGCGAATGGCGCAATGGTCGATCAGAAAGCGTATGCTTTTTTGAATGAGGAGATTGCTCGCACTGTCGTGACCTTGGGTAAGCTGCGGGCTATGGGGCTCAAGGGGTTGCCGAACCTTACCGATGTGCTAAAGACTCCCGAAGGGTACACGGACCCGTTGGCGAAGGCGAAGCACGTTAAGGACATGACGGGCGCGCTCATGAATGAGCAATTGCGCTTGATGGATGATCAGATACGCGCGCAGGATGAGGCGGCTCGATACCTCAACGAAACTCTCGCCGCCGATTACCAAGAGGGCCTTGTGTCTCTTGGGGACTACTCGGCAAAAAGGTTGGCGATCACGGAGCAGAACTCCGCTGCCGTCCAAGACATCTACATTCGTGAGATCGCTACCCTGGCAGACTTCATCGCGACGAGCAAGGACCGTGATCAGCAGATAATCGCCTCGGGGAAGATTCAGCAGATTCAAAACGACATGGCGGTGGATCGGAGTCGAGCCTCACGAGAGCAGAACGCCATCGACCGGGAAACGAGCCGCGAGCAAAGGGACCTCGCTGAAACTATTATGTCTGTTGAGGCTGCGTATGCGGCGATGAATGGGGAGACGGAAACCGCGAACGCACTTCAGACCGCTCTCCAGGACAATACCCTCAAGCTCAAACTTCAATCCGAAGGGCTGCTTGATGTGTACGATAAGTTGCTGGAGGTTGAGAAAAATCGAGCCCTGTATGCGGACCGGACGGCTGGCGCGGGGGTGACGCGAGCGGCAAAGGAGTATATGAAGTCGCTGGAGGATGTTGCGAGCAGCACCGCGCGCATAACCACCGATATGTTCAAGGGCATTGAGGATGCCATGACGAGTTGGATCACTACGGGCAAGCTCACGTTCCGATCCTTTATCGACTCGATGATTGCGGACTTGGCCCGATTCTTTGTTCAGCAGTCGATCATGAAGCCTTTGATTGAATCTTTGTCTGGAGGCGGCGGTGGTTGGCTCTCGGCGATATTTGGCGGGTTGATGGGGTCGCCCTCGCCTAGCGGGGACCTATACACGCGCTCTGGCGGCGCTCGTGCGGGTGGGGGTTCTGTGTATCCTGGCAGTACTTACCTTGTCGGTGAGCGGGGCCCTGAAATGTTCCGGCCGAACTCCGCGGGCTCCATTATCCCGAACGGCGCTGGCGGGCAGAGTATCGTCTATTCCCCGGTTATCAATATCGACTCGCGCGCTGATCGTGCACAGGTCCAAGCCGATGTACAGCGCACGGTGCGTGAGGGGAATCGGCAATTGGTGGCCATGCTTCAACGGTACAACCGGGGATTGCGGACATGACTGATTTTGTTTTATCCCCTAGCCTTGTTCCCAATGGTGCCGAATGGTCGCTGATCGACTTCAGCGGCGTGCAGCAGTCCGTTTTATCCGGTGCCACTCGCACCGTCTCGCGCGGCCAGCGGTGGCAGGCGCGACTCAATTGGTACAATCTGATTGGCGACAATCGCGCTTACCTATCCGCGCTGATGGCTTCGCTTCGCGGGAAGTCCAATCGCATTTGGATTCCCGACCCAACCTATAGGCAACGCGGAAGTTTTCCGGCCCCGGAACTGCTCACCAATGGCGATTTCGTCAATGGCGCGACCGGCTGGACGGCGGGAGGAAACTGCACGTTGTCGGGGCACAACCGCACGTTGCGCCTGTCCATGATCGGGGTCACCGCTCCCTACGCATATCAAAGCGTCAGCGTTGTGAGTGGCGTGGCCTATGCCATGCGCTCGTGCCTTGTCGATGCCGTGGGCAGTGGCTCCGATACCCTGGGCGTGCGCATGAGTGATGGCAGCAATAACTATGACAGCGTTTCCTCCTCGGCGCGCGGGCTGATCACCGTGGCCGGTGTGGCGGGGGCGAGTGCTGCCGGGAACCAGCGCATTATTTATGTGAGTTCAGGCGCGTCTTCGGGCGAAGCCGTTTTCTGCACCTATGCTTCGCTTCGGCGCTGCGCCCTCGCCGTCAATCCCACCAGCCTCACCACTTTCTACACCTCGCTCCCTATCGACGCCCTGCCCATCAACACCAATGGGCTGCTGCGTGCCGGGGATCGTGTCGAAGTAAATGGGGAGATGAAATCCGTCACCTTCGATCTGAACAGCGACGGCTCCGGTGCGGGGATGTTGTTCTTTGAACCTGCCCTGCGTAAGTTTGTGCCGGATAACGCGCCCATCATTATCGGGGAACCTATGATGAAGGGTATCTTCACCGATGGCGCTGTGCAGGTATCGCGGCCGGGCGTGAACCTGTTATCGGATTTCGACTTCACCTTTGTTGAGGCCAGTTAAATGACCCGCGTTGTCGCAGCATCCAACGCTACCGAGCTGGCCAAGCTCAGCATCATCGGCTGTGTGATGGTGGATATGGACTTTTCCAGCGGGCACGTTTACTTGAACGACGGCATCATGGAGGTCCCCTACGCGGGGCACACCTATCTACCACTCGGGCAGTTCGGTGGTATCGACGCGGTGCAGGAAACGCTCGACACGGTGGCACGGCCCATCGTGCTTACGCTCTCAGGGGTGGATGCCTCGCTCGTGGCCACGGCCGAGAACGAAGCATATCAAGGGCGCTCGGTCATCGTTTACCTGGGGTTGCTTAATCAGAGTACGGGCGCGCTCGTGGCCAATCCTGAAACCGTGTGGGAAGGCCGCATGGATTATATGGAAATCGCCCTCGACAAAAACCTTGGCACCATCAAGCTCAACTGTGAACATCGGTTGCGCCGCGAGCCGCGTATTGCGCGTTACACGAACGTGGACCAACAGCAGCTTTACCCCGGGGACAAGTTCTTTGACTACGTGCCCTCGATTGCCGGCTTCAAGAGTCAGTGGGGGAATGAGAAGGGGGCTTATGGCGGTCCGGCGCGCGGCGTGCATCGTCCTACTCGACCGGAGAAAAACCGATGAGGTATTGGGACTGGGTGGCGCGGCTCAATGAAGCGGTTAGCGCCGCAAGCAAGCGCCCCTTTGATTATGGTAGTGAGAATTGCGGGCTGTTTGCTGCGCAGTGTATTGACGCGATCTGCGAGGACTCTCACCGGGCGGAGGAATTGCGCACTCACTTGGGCAGCGTTGAGGCAGCGGCGCGGTTCCTGAATGATGAGGGAGGAATAGAGGCCGCTGTTACTGCTCGGCTCGGGACTCCGCTCACATGGCCGAACGCTCGGCGCGGTGATGTTTGCCTTATGCCGACTCAAGATGGGCCGGGCCTGGGGGTGTGTGTTGGCGATACCGTAGCCATGATGAGTCCGAGCGGAGTATCGCACCTGAGGATCGACAAGGCCCTGCGCGTATGGAGGGTCGATTAAATGCCGGTTCTGATCCCTCTTGTTATTCCGGCCATTCTGGGCACTCTGACTTGGGCGATGGCGGCCGAGTACGTCGTGCTGCTTATCGCCGCAAAGATAATGATGCCTTCGGAAAGCGACGCCGCCACGCAGCTCTCCGATGGCGCCACGCAAGAGTTCACAGGCACCACCGAACCCCGGCGCATTGTCTACGGGCAGACGCTGGTGTCGGGTATGAATGTGATTCCTCCGTGGACGCATGGCACCAACAACCAGATGCTCGATCAGGTACTGGTACTCGCCGGGCATGAAGTCGATGCGGTAACGGACGTGTGGGCCAACCAGGAGAAAATTCTTTCTGCGAATATCACCGCGATCAGTCACAGCTTGAACGATGGAAAGGTCACCACGGGCACTTATGCCGACAAGCTATGGATTCGCCGTTACCCCGGTGATACGGCCGGGGCGCTTGACTATATTCTAAATAGTGCGTGGGGCGGGTACTGGGACCCGGACCATTTGGGCAAGGGCATTGCCTACCTCGCCATCCAATACCAGTACGACACCACGGTGTACTCAGGGGGCAAGCCGGAAATTCGCGTGATGGTGCGCGGCAAGAAGGTCTATGATCCGCGCCTCGATGTCGCGCCGGGCGCCAGCCCGACCAACCCGGCTTACATCGCCTACAGCGATAATCCGGCGCTGTGCATAATCGACTACCTCATGGACAGCGTGCTGGGCGTAGGCGAAGCGGCGGCGCGTATTGATTGGGTTGCGGCGGTTGCGGCTGCGAACTGCTGCGATGAAACCGTGACCGTCCCGGGGGGTACGCAGAAGCGGTACACGGTCGGGTGCGTGCTCGATTGCACCAGCGACTACGAAGACAACCTCAAGGCGCTCGCCGGGTCGATGGGCGGGGGCGTGCTCTATAGCGCGGGGAAGTGGGTGCTGCTGCCGGGTCAGAATTCGTCCCCGGTGTTCGCCGTAGGCGATGATGATGTGGTTGGCCCGATGAACTTCCGCACCAAGTTCCCTTTTGCGGATCGCTACAACGCGGTGCGCGGCCAGTTCTATGACCCTGATAATCTTTACCAGCCTGTCGAATACCCGCCCGTACGCGTCACGGCGGATGAGAACGCGGATGGAGAAGGGCCTGTGTGGCGCGAGCTACAACAGCCCACCTGCACCAATCAATTCGAGGCGCAGCGCAAAGCGATTACCCTACAGCGCAAATCGCGCCGCGCGAAAAGTTGGACGTTCCAAGCGGGCTATGGACTCTACGGGGTGCGGCCGGGGGAGTTCGGTACATTCAGCAACACCGAGCTAGGTATATTCGATCAGCTCGTGCGCTGTGCGGGATGGAAACTCAATCCACAGACGATGCACGTGGAGCTTGGGCTTGAGGAGGTGGCCGCGGAGGATTGGAATGATCCGGGGGTCGGGCTCTACCAAACCACCACAGCACTCGCGGGCCCCGCACCCAGTAGTTTTATTTCCGACTCAGTAGGAAATTTCGGGGGCACGGGGGGCGGTGGCGGCATCACCTTCACTTGGGCGATGCCTCCTATATGGTATCAGAATCTACAGGTGGAGCTGGTTGAGTCGGATACCAACAACATCGCCGCGGGCGCCGTTATCTGGACGGGCTCCAACAATAGCGTGTTCATCAAGAAAGAGGACACCACCACTCGCTACTACTGGGCGCGCGTGCGCAACCTTGCGGGCAACACCCTAAGCCCGACCAATCCCCTGAGCGCCACCGCAGGCCTGGCGAGAGCGGCCACGAGCGCCGGTACAGGTCCGACAGGCGCCGCGGGCGAAGCGGGCATCAGCGCCTCGCTCTCACTCAGCGTGGTCTTGCTGACGGCCGACGCCGCCGGTCACGTCGCCACCTATCCCCCGCTCGTTGGGCACTTCCGCGTATTTTCGGGCGTTACGGATGTGACGGACCATTGTACTTTCCTGCTCGCTCCAAACGGCAATCCCGATGGCATAGCCTATACGCTCAATGCCGATGGGAGCTATGCCATCACGGGCGGGATGCGTGATGACGTGGACCAGACATCCCTCACTATGCGCGCGGTTTACGCGCCAACGGTATAAGCCATGCCGCTCGCCTTCAAATCCTTCACCATCGTCCCAACGCCCTCGAACATTCTCGATGGCCGATACCCCGATGGGGATGATGGCGAGCCTGTCATTCCGCTCTCTTGGGTGACGGTGCCCTCGTTTTTGCAAAAGCAGGAGGGCACACCTTTTTCGGTCAATCTGTTTGCGACCTATCTCACGCAGCCCGGCGACCTTACGGCTGTCGCCACGCTGGCATCCGGTACTTTGCCCCCGGGATGGTCGCTGCTCGCTGCGGGTGGCTTAAATTATTCAGGCACCGGTCAAGGGTCGGGCACGATTGTCGTGCGTGCGACGCGCGGAGCGGATACCGCAGACAGCAATTCATTCGATCTTGAAAGCATCGCGGCCGTCACCGTCGATACTCTGCCCCCGTGCGTACCCACGGGCCTCGTGCTTACGCCCGTGGGCTCAACACAGATGTCGGTATCCTGGGACGCGAGCAGTGATCCTGCGCCTGCGGGCACAGGCTGGTCGGGGATGAAGGAGTACACGCTCACCCGTACCCCGGGCACCGTCAAGACTATTGCCAGTGTGCCCGGGAACAAGCCCACTTTCTCCGGTTACGATATTGGCGCCCCTTCCTCCGTTAGCGTGTTTTCGCAGTCGGGCGCTGACCTGACCATTGAGTCCTATGGCTCAGGAATTTACAGTACAGCCGATGAGGGCGGGCACTACGCAGAGCAGATCAGCGCCTCGGAGTGGTCGCTGGTCGCGAAGGTCAGCTCATTCACGCACGCTAACACTTACGCCCAGGCGGCGCTCGTGGCCCGCAAGGACGCGACGCCCGGGAGCCCCAATGTCGCGTTGGTGCTTTATCCGTTCGCGCAGAATGCGGGGCTCGTGTTTCAAAACCGCTCGATTGCCGGCGGCGTCACTACGCAGATTGGAGCGGTCCCCAACACAGTGAACCCCGTATGGCTGAAGCTCACGGGTTCGGGTACCACGTATAAAGCGTACTGGAGTCTCAACGGGAATGATTGGGTGACGCTCGGCACCTTCGTACAATCGCTCGGTGCCTCGCCCTTTGTCGGTCCCGCTGTGGCGGCGAATGGCGCGACAAAGCCTTGCTCCGTGACCTTTCAGAAGGTGGCCTTGCAAACGCTTGCGCGACCCACGTACATCGACGCGGTAGCGCCGAGCACGTCTTATTCCTACTCACTCACAGCCACGGACATTGCGAACAACGTGAGCGCGGCGGGCGCATCGGTAAACGGCACAAGCGGCAGCGCGGCGCCGCCGAGCGACTGGCCGGCGGCGACCCCGGCCTATGTTTCGCAGATTCCAAATTCCGCAGGCTTCGGCATGGACTCGGTGTTTGGCTCCGGCCGGCATCTGGCAACGCCCGCGACCACGGTGTACCTGATCAATACGCTCAGCACGGGCAGCGTAGGACCAACCGCTGTGCCGGGGAAAGGGTCCCGGGTGTATTATTGCAGTCGCAGTGTGGCGCTCGCCGCTGCGGGTCCAAAGTTCATCATTCCGATTATCAGCGGAATTTATGACTCGCCCTCCCTGCCAGCTCTCCAGAGCGCGCAGTACTGCACGTGGGCGGGCCAGATAGCGCCCTCGCCGGGGTTTGTGAACATCAACGGGCTGATAAACAACCGGGGTAGTGATGGGCTGTATTGGCACTTCACTAACTACATCAACCCCGCTACCAATTCTAACGCAGACGATCTTGGTGACTCTCTCGCGCTCGGTGGATACAGCACCAACAGCGGAAGTCGGAACATCGCGGCCAATTGCAGTCTGTACGGAGCAACCGATGAAACGCTTCAATTTTATTGCATCGGAAGCAATTACACCGTCTGGCAGTGCCATATCGGAAACCCGATCTCAATATCAGGCCGGGATCGCACCACGCCTCACGGCACAGGAATACTTGTCGCGGATGACGCGCAGAATGTGTCGATCCTGCGCACGATCATTCAGCACTGCAATTTCCGTATGCCCTTCGTGCGGGCGCGCTCTCTGACTGTGGCGAATTGCCTGATGTATAACGCGGGCCCGACCAATGTGGCCGGGAAAACCAAGTATGGCTCTTGGTTCGTGATCGACACGCCGGGGGAAGCCAACCAGAGTATTGAATCTCCGGGCACGCTCTTTCAGTCATTTGTGAACGCAGAAGAGAACCTGTTTGTGATGGGGCCGAGCGCGGCTAACGGGGGCGTGGTCCCTTATCCGATTCAGCTGAATAGTACAAGCTCAGCAGTGCCCTTTGTAGCGGGATCGCAGGGCTACTTTAGCGGGAACCGGAAACGGGACAGGAACGCCGCTCAAGGGCAGGGCGCTACGCTGTTCACCAACGGCAACAGCAGCACCCCGCAAACCAACGCCATTCAAGCCCCGATGACGCTTCCGTCGGGCTACTATCAGGCAAGCCGCATCACCTCCGTCTACCCGACCGGCTACAACACCTACACCATCACGGACACGGAGGCGGGCAAACTCGCGTTTGCTCAGCTCATGGCCGATACCGTTGGGGCGCGTCCCCTGGATCGTGCGGGGTGGGATACATTCTCAACGCAGCAGGCCGCCAACTACATCAGCGGGAAGACCGGCGCTATTAATGTCGGCGTTATCCTTGACGGCACTGGCACCGTCACCCCGACCAGTGCTTATGGCGGATACCCGTCAGTGGCCAGCAATACCATTGACCCTTTCGACTCCGGGGCGATGGGCGGCGATCCGCTCATCACCGTGGCCGCTGGGCGCGATGCGTTGCAGCCGAGTGGGTTGACGTGGCTGGAGGAATGGCTACAGCGTTGGCATTTCAGAGTTGCGCCCTATTAAACAGGTGACCTTATGAGCAGATCATTTTCAGCGAACACCGATCACCTCGACGCCGCCAGCGCGGTCCGTGCCTCGCGCCCCGTTACGGTATCGGCGTGGGTGAAGTTTGGTGACACAGGCTCGGGTCATATCTTTAACATCGGTCAAGCGGGTACAAGCAATCACCGACTGACCCTACAGGTGGCCGGGGCGGTGATCCAGTCTATTTTGAGGGATGCTTCAAATTCAAGAAGCGCCTCCGCATCGGGTTCTCCGTCTACCGGGGTGTGGACGCTGTGCACTGGGACTTGGACGGATGACACGACCAAAGCCTGCTTCCGTGATGGGGCGAATAAAGGAACCAATGCCGTCGCCGCTACACCAGGCACTTTCGACGCCACACGTATATCGGGGAACCTTAGCACAACGCCGGGCATCCCGCTGTTATCGGGCACGCTAGTGGCACATGTCGGCGTCTGGGACATTGTGCTCTCGGATTCTGAAATCGCGGAACTCACCACCAAGGCCCCGAATCTCGTGCGCTCCGATCATCTGATCGAGTACTGGCCGCTTACCGGCAATCAGTCTCCAGAGCCCAGCAGCGGTTCGCAGGCGACCAGCCTCACCGTTACCGGGACGAGCTACAGTACCGACAATCCGACCATCACCCTTGATGCCGGCCGCCGTCGTGGCGCCGCTTCAATCATCCCCATTGGTTTACGTCACGTGAGGGTTTACTGACATGTCCAACTCAGCATCACACGCCGCGCTCCCCTACCCGATCAAGGGCGCACGCTTCACACTCCAGGTTCCCTTTCTTGACGCATCGGGTGTGCCCACTGATCCCACGACGCCCGACACCGAAGTGTCCAAGGACGGCGGATCGTTTACCGATTGCACTGAAGAGATCACTACCATATCGGGCTCGAATGGTTGGGGGTATATCACGCTCACGGGCGATGAAACCAACTGCTCGATGCTGGCGTTGGCCGCGAAGGTGGCGAGTGGGCCGAATCCCACGCTGATCGAAGTGCGGCCGCAGGTGCTGCGCGTGATTCACAGCGGCACCGCGCAAGCGGGCGCCGCGGGAACGATGACGCTCGCGGCGGGCGCCTCTGATGCGAGCGTGACGGCTTACGCGGGGCTGATCCTCAAGACCACGGGCGGAACCGGCGGCGGGGGAGGCTCGGGGAGTCTCAACAACCAGGCGCGCGTCATCACCGCCTACGATCCATCGACCAAGATCGCCAGCGTCACCCCGAATTGGGAAACCAACCCGGACTCATCCACCACGTATGAGGTCCTGCGCCCTTGCGCCATCGGGATGGCGGCGGCGGACATCCAGGCCATCGCGGGCACTAGCGCCGACGCGGCGTTGCTCGGGGCGATGGCCAAGAGCGTGATTCTCGGCACCGTCACGGCCACGGGCGGGACGGCGACCACGTTCCAGTGCTCAGACATCACGGAGGCGAGCGCCTCGCACTACGTTGGAAAGCAAGTGTGGTGCCTCTCGGGCACTCAGGCCAAGCAATGCCTCGGGGTCGTGACCGCTTACGCGCTCACCTCGGGCGAGGGTCGCTTCACCGTCTCGCCCGGGAGCCCGACGGCTGAGGTGATGGCGGCCGGCGTCGCGGTTCTGATCCTGTAGCACGCCCCGATGCTCAACCACCTGCAACGCGGACTCGCCCTTCACGCCAAGGGCATGGTTTACGTTTTGGTGAAGTCGCTCCCGTGGGCGAATGGGCAGCTCTCACTGCTCATCGATGCGACCCCTGCGGTAGCGAATGGCGACCTCATGGTTGCCCCGCCGATAACCACGCCCGACAATTTCCCGCTGGTCGTGCTCAGCACCGGAGTGCCGATCATTTACAGCGCCGGTGATGTCACGGGGCAGCAGTTCCCCTTCGATGTCTACGATTGGAGCCTGCGCGCCTGGTACGGGGAGGTCACGGAGTACGTCAACAACCACGCCCCGGTGATGGTGAATGATCAACCGCAAACTATCAACCTGGCGCGGGACCTTCCCATGGCGCCGCTCGATATCGCGGCGTTGTGCATCGACTACGAAGCCGACACCCTGACAGTCACCACGGGGGATTCCCTCCCCCCAGGGCTCGTGCTCGTGGGCGGGGTCCTCTCCGGCATCCCTTACACGCCGGGCAGCTATGACATCAATTTTACGGCGAGCGACCCGGCAGGCAACACGCTCGTTTACCCGTTGTTCACTTTCGTGATCAGCTCTACGGGCGGCGCCGTCATCGATCAGACCATCACGATTTGTAAGATCAAAGCGGGCGCGGGAGGCCCACCCGGATCGGACGGCACGGGAGCCGATGGCTACTCGGTCAATCTCAGCAGAGAATCGTTCCAGGTATTCTGCTATGCGGAAGGCACGCCCGTGGATCCTACGCTGGATGGCGCGAGCGGACAGCTCACGGTTTTCAAGGGAGTGACGGATGATACCGCTGCCTCGTCCCTGAGCGCGACAGGCACGGGGTGCACGGGCACGATCAACACGAGCGACAATTATCCGGTCGCAGGGCACCCCAAAGGGTACTATCAGGTGACGGCCATCACCGATGACAGTGCCGCTCTCAACCTCACTGTAATTGCCGGCGGGGCGACGATCATTCGCACCTTCAGCGTCAATAAGGCGCGCGGCGGTTACGAGATTGTCGCTACGCTCCCCGTCTCCAATCTGTTTACCGGGCGCATGGTCTTTCTGCTTTCCGACAAGAAACTCTACCGCTACACCGGCACCGCCTGGACGTGCGCCGTGCCCGCTCTCGACATCACCGGCACGTTGACCGATGCACAGATCGCGTCGTTGGCCGCTTCAAAGATTACGGGCCAGTTGACGGATGCGCAATTGGCGGCCATAGCGGCCGCAAAGATTACGGGCCAGTTGACGGACGCGCAACTTGCCGATATTGCCGCCGCGAAGATCACTGGGCAGTTGACCAGTGCGCAGATCGCAGCCATCGCGGCCGCAAAGATCACCGGAACATTGACCAGTGCGCAGATCGCTGACCTTGCCGCCACGAAGATTACCGGGC